TAAAAGCTGATTTAGCCAAATGGCGCTCTCAAGCCATGATAGTCAACACTCAGGGCAGACCAAACCAAGGCATTACAAATAGCCCATGGGTTGGCGCGCGTGTTGCTGGAACAATGTACGGAACAGGCTGGGCGGGCAGTGGCTAATGGGAACAAGAGATTTAATAAACAAGTTTACAAGCGGAGAACTTGACCCCAAGTTTATAGCCGAAGTTGATTATGACGGCTATCACAAAGCTGGTAGAAAGCTCCGAAATGTAATTTGTCTCCCACAGGGCGGCGTTACAAGAAGATTTGGCACTATATATCAAGATGTCATGGTAGACGGGATAACATTCATTTCAAACCAAGATAACGTGCGCTTAATCAGCTACGAACATCAAAATGATGAGCTGTACGATATTATAATACGCGCTGATGTAATGAATGTGGTTGCGTTCGATATATATCTATTGGGCGTATTTCAAACTTCCGTACCGGCACCAGCATTAACTTATACTCAGCCTATGATTCGAGAAATTCGATGGGTAAAAGATTATGACAGATTAATCATTCTGCACAAGGATGTGCGTCCGTATGAACTGCGCAGAATAGCGGTTAATAATTGGGAAATTTTGCCCATAACTTTTCAGTTTTTCCCTACATATGATTTCTCATCTAGCGATAATCCCGCAACATTACCTACGCCTAACGTTCCCTATACATCACCTACGGTAACATTTACACCCAATGCTATGCACGCCACGATGCTTACTGCAAACATGGCTGTATATACATCTAATCATGTTGGAGGAGTATTTTTAGGGAATGCTGGCGTATTTAGAATCACAGCCGTTAACGGCGCTGGAACCGTGGCAACCGGATATTCTCTCGAAGATTTTACTGACACAACTCCAATCATTGGACCGCTTGCCAGTTTGCTTGAAAGAGCCTGGAATGACGGTGCAGCAATTGCGGGGGCTCCTCCAGGAATTGTCAGAGGATGGCCTAGCCGAGGATGCTTCTATCAGTCTAGATTAGTTATGGGTGGTTCACCGGCATTGCCAGGAATTGTATTTGCTAGCGTGACAAAAGCTTATTACGACTTTGATGACGCAGAAGGCAACGCAACAGATGGATGGGGCGTTGAGCTTGGCGTTACTGGTAATGACATTTTAACGGATATATTGGCAACCAAATCATTAGTGTTGCTTGGGAATAAAGGGCCCGCGTCAACTAGTATTTTGATTGACACACCTACAACACCAACCAATGCATTTTTAAATACCCAGGGATCTGAGGGTAGCCGAAACATGAATTCTGTAATCATAGACAATCAGGTGGTCTATGGTGACAGGGCAGGTAACACCATATGGAGCATGAGCTATGAAATCCCCGATACAGGCTACAACATTTCGAACGCGTCGATACTTTCTACGCAACTTATTCGCGGTCCTCGTTGGGCCGATATCTTTGATCCTGACGATGTTGACGGCAGGTACTATTTGTTGGTTAATAGCGATGGTTCTATGGCCGTGTATAACACCATAAGAGATGAAAATATAAAAGCGTGGACGCTTGCTCAAACTACCGGAGAATTCACGGACGTAGCATGTGTAGCCAATCAAGCAAAGGTGTTAACAAAGCGTCGAGTAAATGTAGGCTTTCCTTTAGGGCAGGCTAATGCAGATTATACGGTCGATACAACATTTAACGCATTTAGAAATATAACAGCGAGTATAGATGCTGCAGTTAGCACGCCCGTTTTTATGGTTGATGGTGATTATTTGCTTATTGGCAATCAGATACCATTTTTACAAATACAGTTCATGCTTGCCGTTGTTGCAAGCGCGTCAATCCACCCCACATTTGAATTTTTAGATAACACAAATGCTTGGGAAGCTTTTATACCAACCAATGAATTTACTAATGGATTTACGAATAGCGGAAATATCGGCTGGACTCAAGACCAAGTTTCCGACTGGCTGTCACAGCCAATCGACCATACAACAAAAACATTTGGTGAATTAGTCCCTCTATATTGGCTAAGAATCAAAAGAGTTAACTCCGCAATAATCACAAATCCCGTAATTCAATCGATGATGGTAGATAGTGAAGATAGAATTTATTTAGAAAGCCTAGATTTTGCTGTTTACATGGATGCTCAAATTCTTACAACATCAGATGGCGCAGGCATTGTGACAGGTCTTAACCATCTAGAAGGTCAAAATGCATATGTATTTGTCAATGATTTTCCTATTGGAAATTTTTATATTCCAGTTGGCGGACAAATAGACGTAAAAACAGCAAACGCAAATGTCAGGGTGGGCTTAGATTACAAACCATCCATTATACCAATGCCAACAGTAGCTTTCCTACAAAATGGTCTAAGCGTTTATGAGCCCACAAAGATCGAATACATGTATGTAGATTTCTTTGAATCACTCGGAATTGTGGCAGATGGTAAACCGTTACCTGAAACATCCCCCGGCGCATTTATGGCAAACCAAATACCCGAACCACAAACGAGTTACTACAAAATCCCAACTTACAATGGATGGGATGCTCGCGTAGAAATTGAAATTACCCAATCATATCCCGCCCCTATGAATTTATTGGCGGTGAGCTACACAGTAGAGGTAAGCCCTTAATGGATCCAATCACTATAGGATTATTTGTCGCCTCAGCAATTGGAACTTCAGTTGCTAATAGAAATCAATATAGAGTTGAAGAAGCCTCTAACAAATTGCAAGTTGAACAAACACGACTGCAAGCCGCGGAAACTGCATACGAACGCACAAAAGCGTTTAGACAAAATATTTCTCAGAACTTAGCGCTTAGCGGGATTGGCGTTGGTGGCGTAAGTGGGTTTAGAGGGGTGGCAGCGCAAAGCATTGGCGACTATTTTGGTGATATTGCATCAATTGGCAGGCAAGATTTGTTTGCACAAATAACAGGCGAAGCTAATAGCGCGCTAAATAAAAGCAAGAAATTTGGCAATGATGTCGCCAACTTAACCAATTCAGCCATGCTGGCTAAAGATCTGGGATTATTTAATTCTAAGAAGCCAAAACAATCCAGCCTCGGCGCTCAGCTTGCGACAAGGAAAATTAAATAATGGCTGAGCTAAAACCACTAGGAAGAGCGGTGGCGCAACCCTCAGCGCCAGATATAAGCGCAGCGGGACAAGCATATGGAACTATCGGCAAACTAATTCAAGGTGCGGCTAAAACAGTAGGAGAGTACAAGAAGCGCGAAAAAGAAGCGGCTCTTGAAATGGAATCTACATTTAATACGCTTACCGCCCAAAGAGAGATGAATCTTAACTTACTTAAATTGAAGCAAAAACCTAACCTTACAGATCAAGATTTAGAAGAACTCAATCTCACCAATCAAGAGATTGGAAAAAATATTCTAAAAAATACAAGCCCAGAAAATAGAAATGCCGTAACAAAATCCTTAATGCAATCGGCTATCAAATCAGAAGCCTCAGCTTTTGAGATTATAGCTTCATCCAAAAAGAAACAAATAAAACAATCCGCAGCGCTTACTTTTTTTGAAGGATCGAAGCAATTAGAAGAGCAAGTGCTTGGCGGAGATAATGAAAGCGCTGATATCACCTTCAATCAAATAGAAAAGTCTCAGCGAGACATGATGGAGTTAGGATATCTTTCGCCAGAACAATACCAAAGAAACAGAGATGATTTACTTCAAACCGCTATCAATGGCAGGCTCCAATATGAGTATACACAAGCTTTAGAACAAGGCGGTGAAAGAGCAGGCGCTAAGTTTATTGAAAACTTCTGGGAAACAGAACATGAAAATCTTACTCAGGCACAAAAGAATGTAGCTCTCAAAGGTTTGATTTCATTACGCTCACAAGACAGGGCAGCCTCTAACCAAGTAGGGCAGGCCGGATTTAGAGATGTTATGGAATATATAACATCAGGAAATCCACCCAAAAGCGAAAACGATGTTTTAAACTTTATTGCAGCTCAGGAAGAAAAAGGATTTGGTCTTAATGAATATCAAGAATACAAAGCTATTCAAGCTTTCAGAAAGACGCAGAAAACAAGCAATCGAAGAAATGAAAAAAATATTGAAATATCGGGTTACGTCGCAACTCAAAATATTAATGCATTATTAAACGAAAGCTCAACAGATATTGATAATAATTATATAGATACTAAAAAATTTATTGTCGAGCAAATGGCCCAAGAAAGCCAAGAACAGCCAAACCTAAGCGGCCAAGTTATGGCCAATCGTCCCGACTGGATGATAGGCGCAACCATTGCCGCACAAACCCCGGTGCCTATTGGGCAATGGCAATCTGAGATACATAGCCAACTTTTATCGAGTAGTCCTCAGGATATCTTAGGAGCGGTAAGCGCCTATAATTATGTATCAAAACAAAACAAAATAGCATTAGATGGCGTTAGCGCTAAAGACAAAGCCTTTATAAGTGCAGTTACAAATGATTTAGAGCGAACCACGTTAACTCCACAAGAAGTAATCGAAAAGTATAAAGATGCTATTTTGAATGTCGACCCAAGAGTGGCTGAAAATCGTGAGTTGGCTTATAAGCAAATCATTAAAGATAACCCAGGATTGCCAAATAATATTGTTAAAAAAGCTTTTGGCGATAAGATTAAAAATACTCTACTTCAACCCTCAGCTGAACTTTATGCAACTGCGCAGGAATCATTTGAGCGAGAATATAAACTGACGGGCGACGAAAACCAAGCGATTAAAAACGCAGTAAGTTATTTGAAAGATAATGGCGGCGTTTCGCTTTTTGGCCCAAAGGGTCAGCCTGTTTGGAATCCACCCGAAAACTTACCTTATAATGATTTTGGTAACATTGTTAGAAATCAAGCCACCAAATATTTAAAAGAAACAGTTATAAATGCCAGCGAAAATCCGGGCAAGCTTCCTTACAAAGTCGAATGGTCAAGCAAGATGCCACAGTTTCCTGATAAAGTTTCCGAGCAAGACTTGTTTAAAAACAAATACGACAAAGGTGAGTGGTGGCTAAAGATAAATGATGTAGATAGGAGGGTTTATTTTATTTCCCCAAACTATAATCAAGCTAATTCATTTGCCGAAACGCGCTATCAGGTGATGTATGAAAAAGATGATGGTTATCTACACGAATTATTAACTGTTAATCCATCCCTTGTAAATGGCGAAATATCAATGGCTGCAGGCTCATCAATGATGACATTCAAGGGCCCGCTTGAGCTAACGCCTAACTTAGTTAGTCATATGCAAAAGGAAAGAGCAACGGGCGCCAAAGAAAGGTATTTCGAAAATGAGTATAAAAGACAAAATCCAGACTTTAATGCGATCAATGCGGCGGAAGGTGCGGACATTAGTCAATTTCTTTACGGGAACCCAGAAGAGAAAAAGTTCACCCAAAAGAAAGAAAAAGAACAATTACGGCGGATCGTTGAAGAAAAGAATAAGAATTTACCCAAAGAAATAGAGAAAGAAAAGTTTCGACGTCAGCAAGAAGCTACCAAGCAATCCACAAAAGTAATTGGAGGGCTTGAGTGATTCCAGAAAATCAATCATCACAATCAGAAGTAGAAGAAGCGCATCTTGCACAAAAAGATATTGGCGATCTAATTTCTAATGCAGCAAGCGTTCATCCTGGCTTTCAATATACGCCGGGCGTTCAACCTATCCAGCCGCCAGAATTCAAAGCCGGTGAATTGGCTTCTGCGGTTTATGAATCTAGCGGTTATGGATTGGCTCATCGCATTACAGAAGACACTATTCGTGATAATACAGCAGTTCCGGGATACAACTTTATAGAAAATGTTGACGAAGAATTCTTAAACGATCAAGACATATGGTATTTCGTCAATGATGTTAATCCAGCTCAAACTAAAGTCAATAACCAAAAGTTAAGACGAGAAAAGAATGCAGCTCAAGGAATGGATAACTATCCTTGGAGATACGGCGCAGCTTTTATTGCTGAAGGCGTTATCGATCCAATTAATTGGGCCTTTCCAGGCGCTAAGATAGCAGTAGAAACAAAAAAGGCATATAGCCTAGCCAAAGCTGGGAAAGCTGCCTTGAGCGCCAAATCACTAGCCCTAGTTGGCGCTGAATCTACGCTACTTGGCGCGGCTTCAGGGCTTACACAAGAAGCCCTAATTCATCAAACTCAATTAACTCGAGATTTACAAGATAGCGTTTATAGTGTCATGGCCAGTGCTGGCATGAGTGGATTGTTGGGTACGGCAATTCCTGCAGGGATATCGGGTTATCATTATGCAAAAGCTAGCTCGCAACTTGGCAATATCATGGCGGGTAATACGCCAACACCCACAAGAGCACCTCAATCACACGTATTTGCAATGATGCCAGAAGAGCGCGCGGCAATGAAAGGTGATGATGTGATTGCTTCGTTACCCGAAGTAACTAAAAAAATGATGAATATTAGTAACGCGGGTCGACTAAGAAATTCTAAGTCAGTGTCGGCCAATGCTGCAGCTACAGATTTGGCAACTACATCTTTATTACTAAACAAAAACGTTGAAAAGAACAAGGCGACTCAAATAGCGGTTGATGAGCATATTACTCAGCTTAGAGGAAAGGCTCGAGCTACATCTATTGATGTCAATAAAATATTTATGGAGCAACAGGGCGTTAGTGGTAATTTTGCTGGCATTCGATCGCGAATCAAAGAAGCGCAAGGGGTGGGGTTAGGACGAAAAGATTTTAGCGAAAAGATGTTCTTTTCCATGGAAAGTGGTTTATCTAGCGGCAATTCGGCTGTAGATAGCGCTGTTTCGCGAGTTAAAAAATATTTAACCGAAACTAAACTTGAGCTTGTACAAATGGGTCGCCTGGATAAAAAGTTTCTCGATCCAGAGTTTGACAACTATTTCACCCATCATTGGTTAGAAAAAGAGATATTTCGGAATCACGAGGGATTTAAGTTATTAGCGTTCAAATGGTATGACGAGACAAATAAGTATTATCAGGCCAATCAAACGATACTTAGACCATTAGTTGATAAGATGGAATTCTCCCAAAGAGAATTGGATAAAGCCAATCGAAATCTATCAAGAGTACTTAATTCTAAAGAATATAAAGCATTTCAAGAAACTAAAAATGTAGGGCTCGAGAAAGCCAAAGAGGCTAGAAAAACTGCATTAGGTGCTAGGAAAAAATTAAATGAAGAAGTCAAAGTTCTCCGCAAAGAAATCACCGGGCTTAAGAAAAATCCAAAAGAAATTAAAAAGCTTGAGAAAACCCAAAAAAGGTTAGATGAAATATTATTAGGTAGAGAAAATCTTGAGGCGGATTTGGGGCTTATTAAGTCAGAGAGAAAAGGAATAAAAGCCACAAGATTTAAGCGTGTAATTGAACTAGAAGAAAGATTAGATAAATTCAAAAAATTAACTGAACAAAGAAAAGAGAAACTTTATTCAAAGATTGATCCAAAGTATCTTACCCCGGGTGGGTGGGTGCCATTAGGCAACAAAACACCATTAGAACTCCACGCTGCTGCCATGCAAACGTTCTATAGAACTACTGGCAGTGATGTATCTTCATTTTTGAATCCTATGACAGGTGGTGGGGCTGGCGGAAATCCTGATCCATTGCAAGCGCGGCTTTTGACCATGCCGCATGATTATACTATAACTAAGTTTGACGGCTCAACTATTACCGCTAGTGATTTTCTATCCAAAGATATTTGGCGAATGCTTGATAACTACGCCGGCGCTACCGCAAGCACCATGGCGTTCGATCGCATAGCACGTAGCCGTGGGTTTAAAGATCCAGCCGAATTAAAAGAATGGTATCTCAAAAATATAGAAGCTGATTATGATGAAATGCTACAAGGTAAATCAGGAAAAGAAGCATTAAAGATTGGGCAGCAGAAGAAAAAAGACCTAAGAAATCTTACAGGGTTATGGGACCAACAACATAATATAGCCGGTAAATCTTTGGATTTATGGGGAACAGATTTTGCTAGGTTCATGAGAAGACTTCGAGAATATAACTCCCAGCGCATGCTCGGAAGCGCCGCGCTATCCAGCCTAACAGATCCCTTTATGGTTCCGTTTCGCCAGGGCCCATTCACTTGGATGCAAGAATGGTTAATTCCATTTGCTAAACAATTGGGCGGCAGAAACCAGGCAATAAAACGAAATATTAATGACATTAATGACGCTGGTTTTGCTTTAGAAACCCAGGCGGGAATGATTGCTAAAAAGTTCTACGATAATGATGATTTGTTGATTGAGCAAAAATGGTGGCACAACACTGCAGAATTCTTCACAACAAGCTTTGGAAATATTACATTCCTTAGTCAAATAGGTGACTTCACAAAAGCTGTGGGCGGCCACGTTTCAATTTCTAGAACCATTAGGCAGCTAGTAAATAAAATTGAGAATGGAAAGGTTAGCGAAAAGGGCAGAAAGAGATTAAGGAAAGTAGGCATATCAGAATCCAGTGAGAGAGTTATTTATGATATGTGGAAAGAAAAAGGCGGGATAGACAGGGGGGCCTACTATTCTAACCATACGGAATGGAATATTAACTCAGACCAAAGAGCTATAGCTTACGCAGAATTCACAAACTCATGGCAAAGAGATGTTACCCATGGAAATCTTAGATCATCCGTTGCGGAACAGCCAGAGTTTTACAATTCAACTTTAGGGAAAGCATTATTTCACTTTAAAGATTATATGCTTGCTGCTAATGAAAAAATTTTGCTTTCAGGCATTCAGAAGATAGGCCAAAGAGAATATGAGGTTTTAATCTCAACGATGATGCTAATGGGAATGGGGTCAATTACTTATATTCTTAACAGCCTTGCTAAAGATCCAACTGGAGAAAGTTTGGATTTGAGTGCCGGAAAGTTATTTCGAGAAGGAATGGATAGGGGCGCAATCCTTGGCATTTGGGCTGAGCCCATCAATATGTTTCAAAAACAAGGCTGGCTTCCTGGTCAAAGCGTATCAAGATATCAATCGCGAGGAATATTAGGCAATTGGGTGGGACCTGAAATAGGAACGGCGCAAGATTTAGCTAACGCTATTGGCAATCCCATTGTTAGAAAAATAAAAGGCGAAGGCAACTACACCACAAAAGATGCTTTACAGATATTAAGATTGATTCCTTTGCAAAATCTATTTTATTTAAGATATTTAAACGAACAAGTTACGAAGAAAACAGCGGAAAGCTTGGGGGCTACTCCTAAAGAGTAAGGAAAAATATGAGCATAGCGATTAATAATAACTTTCAGCGCGATCAACTTGTCGCTACGTTTAATGGACAAGTTCTTTTTCCTTATACATTTCCTATTTTTTCAGAAACATATTTGACCGTTTATAAGTATGGCGCAAATGTTACGCCTGATGATGCAACTCAAAAGCTAGTGCTTGGAGTTGATTACACTGTTCAAGGGGTTGGGCAAGATACTGGGGGAACTATAACGCTCACCGCTGGGGCCACTATCGGTGATATCGTTACGCTAGTCGGAACCCAGCCCATTGAACGTCTAACATTATTTGCTGACTTGAATCCTTTTACCGTTTCATTGAATCAACAATTCAATGATCAAACAGTAATGCAAGAACAAACCTATACCTACTGGGCTAATCTCACGCCACATTATAATTATGATGAACTGGTATCCGCTCCCAGTGGGTTTAATGTTGGTGTGAGACCATTTAAATTAATACTTCCGATGCTTCCAGATATGCATACATGGATTGGACGAGGATCAATCGGAACTATCCCTGATGATATAACCACTTTATTTATAGGCGGGGCTGGAACTGGAAATGTTATCTCGACAGGCAACCCTATGCGTCAATCCATTGCAAACTGGACTGGCGTAGGAACTCAAATAACAGATACTAATCTAAATATAATTGGCGACTTTATCGACCCCACAGCTGGAGTTGCTGCTAACCTTCAAACAGGTTTTGGGGATAGTTGGGGCGCTATGCATTGGCCAGCGCATATAACTGCCAATAGACCTGTAGCGCCTGTTGATGGCGACACATATTACGACACCCTTCTACAAATGTTTTTTGGTTACGAGAATGGTGCCTGGGTTCCTTTCTCAACAGGTGGCGCAAATGATGCCTTAATCAAAAAGACAATAACCCAGGTAGCCCATGGGTTGTCGGTTGGAAATTATGTTTATATTGATACTGGAAGCTTATATCAAAAAACTTTAGCTGATGATGTTGTAACAGCTGAACTTCAGGGTCTTGTAGTAGAAGTAATTGACGCAGATCACTTTGTATTACAAACAGCTGGATACGTAGATGCAGGAGTATTTGCTGGATTATTACCAGGCCGCGTTTATTTCATGAGCGATACTGTGCTAGGCGCGCATAGCATAAACGAGCCAGTTACAAATGGATTCGTGAGCCTCCCCGTGTTCTGGACTGAAACAGCAACAACCGGCTGGCTAAGACATTCTAGAGGTTTCATTATTGGTGGTGAGCCTGCGCCTGATGGTGGCGGAGCAGGAACAGATACGAGCACGAAGACAATCACCCAAGCGGGACACGGATTCAGTGTTGGTGATTGGTTATATGTCTCTGCGGATTTAACATATGCTAAAGGTTTGTCAACTGTATTAACGTCCTCGCAAGCGGTTGGCGTGGTTATTCAGGTAATTGATGTAAATACATTTAAACTTCAACAAAGCGGAGATTTAGCGGGTGTTGTAACCCAAGATAAAGATGGGAACCCAATTGCATCTTCTATAATTTACTACCTGACAGATGATGTTGCTCACCCAGGATTATTGCAAAATGTAGCACCGGTAACACTTGGTCACTACTCAAAGCCTCTATGGGTTCAAGATGACTTAGCATTAAACTCCGGTTGGATATTAGAGCAAAGACCATTAATAGTAAGCGCTCCCGTAACGGCGGGCGGCGATCAACTTATTCAAACTTTCACTTTAAATAATGGCGATATGTTTTTAGACATGGGCGCAGCGCTTCTGGATGGCACATATACTGATATTAAGATTGTGGGTAGAGGGATAACTGTCGCTGATGGCACAGGAAATAATGCGGCAAACGCTCTCAAAATGAGAGTATATACAAATGGTGTTTTAAGAAATGGCGCGCTAGGTTATCGAATATTTCCAAATTCGGGCGGTGGATCTGCATTTTCAAATGCACACTTATTTTTTACTCAATTCGGCGCACTTAACGGAACATTCGGAACAAATGGTGGCGGCAGTTTTCAATTTGAGGCTGAAATAAGAAATTGTCCTAGCGCAACTTTATACAAAAATGTGTATCAAACTAATATAACAGTTCAAAATGTAACTCTGCCACCCAATACGGGTGCACCCTCTATACCTAACATTTCAGATATAGCACACGGCGCAGGCGGGGCAAACACAACAGAAAATGATTCTTGGATGTATATAGGCGATACATTGCCAATTACAGGATTTTATATGTTTCTTGATTATCCTGTCGGGGCAAATACAGCATTTTTTACTGGCGGCACAATTTCTGTTTATGGAACGGTGGCATAATGGCTAACTCAGCACGTTTATTAGCAACTAATTCTTTATCAAACCCAGTCCTTCAAGTCGCTCATGGGCTTGTAAAGGGAAATTTAGTTAGATTATCTGGCGGTAATTTTGTTGCAGCTAAAGCAGACTCAGAAGCCAACGCGCAAGTTGTTGGTATGGTTTCAGGTGTTGCTGATGCAGATCACTTCTTTCTGATGCAAGATGGATTCATAAGTGGACTAACTGGCCTCTCTGCTAACACTCTTTATTATTTAAGCCCAAGCAGTGCTGGCGATTTAACATCTTCAATTCCAACGGGCGGCACGCAGGCTGTTTTGCCATGCTTTATCGCTTATACGACAACTTCCGGTTATTTCTTTACGAGCATTGGACATAATCCATACGTTCCAATTAACGGCGGGATAATGACAGGGCTGTTGCAATTAAGTGGTGACCCGGTGGGACCATTAGACGCTGTAACCAAGGAGTATGCCGACACAATAAGCGCAGGTTTAACAGTTAAGACAGCTGTTGTGGCAACTTCCACAGCCAATCTAACCGCAACATATGCAAACGGAGCAGGAGGTGTAGGGGCTACACTAACCAACTCAGGAGCTATGGCGGCATTTAGCACAGATGGCGTATCTCCTGCATTAAATGATAGGGTGCTTGTGGCATTCCAAAGCTCTACGTTTCAGAATGGTATTTATACCCTAACAACCGTTGGCTCTGGCGCGGTAAACTGGGTGCTAACAAGGGCTACAGATTACGATACAAATTTTGAAATTCAACCAGGCAATTTAGTTCCAGTAACTCAGGGGACTTTATATGCTCAAACATCATGGCTGCAATCAGCAACTGTCACTGTTATGGGAACCGATCCAATCGTGTTTTCTCAATTTACAGCTTCACCCAGCACGTTTGCAAAAAAAGAATTGAACAATCTTTCTAGCGTTTCAATCAATAGCGCTTTACCTCCTGATACAGATAATACTTATGATTTAGGTGCCCTTACAGCCAGATGGAAGGATATCTTTGCACTTACATTAAATAGCGGTGGCATTGCTACAAACACGCTCAAGATTAGGGGCTATAACCCAACATCAGTTTCATACACGGACTTTTTGACAATAACTTCAAATAATCCTCCTACTGCTAGTTTAAATTCAGCAGTTACGGCCACAACCCAAGCCGCTAATGACAACTCAACTAAGATTGCCACTACGGCTTATGCTGACACATTGGGCGCCCTTAAGGCTAATGTTACATTAAACAATTTAAGTGCGGTTGCAATAAATACATCGCTACTGCCTGGCGCTGATAACACAATTGATGCGGGAGATGGGACTCATCGTTATCGACAAATTTATAGTGCAGGACTAAGCACAGGCCACACAGCGGCGGACGCGCTAAGTATTGGCGCATGGGATGTTGATGGTGCTTCTTTCACAAGCTTTATTTTATTAACTGCAAACAACACACCAACATGCTCACTCGCAAGTGCTGTAACAGCAACCACACAAGCTGCTAATGATAACAGTACACGTATCGCTACTACAGCATATGTTGACGCCTCTGCAGCTGCCGGAGCGCCCATCAATGCAACTTATATAACGCAAACTCCAAATGCAACACTCACAAACGAACAAGCTTTGAGTTTGCTTACAACTGGATTGATGAAAAATACTACAGCTACGGGCGTCGTTTCGATTGCAGCCGCTGGAACGGATTATGTTGCCCCAGCCACAACTATAACTATAGCCGGCACTGCAAATGAAATAACAAGCAGCGCTGGCGCCCAGGATTTGTCCGCTAATAGAACATGGACACTATCATTACCAACCGCTCTAACCTTCACAGGAAAAACTATAACAGGTGGCGCTCTTTCGGGGATGTCAGCTACCACTTTTACATTCACAACAGGCTCGATAGGGACAGCAGTAACAGCCGTCACACAAGCGGCACTGACAAACAACACAACTGTCGCTACAACGGCCTATGTAGACGCAGCAGTAGCAGCAGGAGCAACCGGCGCAAATACAGCGCTATCTAACTTAGCAGCAGTTGCAATCAACACAACGCTGCTTTCCGACACAGACAATACCGATGATCTGGGAACAGCTACAGTTCGATGGGCAAATATTTATGGATTAACACATCGTACAGGCACAGGTGCTGGTAACACGATGATACTTCAAGCCCGTGATGTCGACGGTGCGGCGTGGGTAGACTTTATTACATTGACTGCAAACAATACACCGACCTGTGCTCTAGCTAGTGATGTAACAGCAACTACTCAGGCGGCTAGTAATAATTCAACGAAAATAGCAACCACAGCATACGTCGATGCCGCTGTAGGTGGTGGCAGTATTACAATCGGCAAAGCTTACGCAATGGCACTTTTATTCGGGAGATAATTCATGGCTGCACCTAATATGCTGGCTCTCACAACTATTACTGGAAGTAATGTTAATGTGGCACCTTCAAACACTTCAGCAAACTCATTGATAAGCAATGCCGCAGCGAGTGGTACGCTTGTTAAAGTAAATAGTTTATATGTAGCAAATACAGATACTGTTGCACGAAATTGTACTGTCAATTATTACAGCGCCGCCGCTTTAGGAGGGACAGCTTTTGCTATTGCGTCTGTTGTTTCTATTCCTGCTAATTCTACTCTTGTTGTAGTTAATAAAGATTCAAATTTATATCTTCCAGAAAATACAAGTTTAGGAATTACAGCGGGAACATCAAATACTTTGGTAGCGACTTCAGCATATGAGATTTGCTCATGAGACAGAACAATTCTTTTATTGGACCCGGAAGACCAACTGGAATCATTATGGGAACAGGCGGCACAATTACAACAAGTGGCAATCGTCGCATTCATACATTTACAACTAGTGGAACATTTACACCTCAGATAGCCGTTCCACAAGGAATGACTAATTTATCAGCTGATGAATTAGCAAAAACTCTCACTGATTTTTATGCCGCTGTAGACTTCATCATGGTTGGCGGCGGCGGCGGTGGTGGCGGAGCAGCAACTAATGTGCGTGCTGGTGGTGGTGGCGGTGGTGGCGGCATGATTGTGGGCGGGGCAAGCTTAACTATTGGTACAGGATATTCAATAGTTGTTGGCACTGGCGGCGCAGGTGGGACGACAGCTGGAACGCAAGGTACAACGGGCATAGCTACCACATTTAATGGTCTTACGGCCGATGGCGGCGGTGGCGGCGGCGGTTCAGCGACCAACGCTGGCAAGGCTGGTGGCTCAGGCGGCGGTGGTGCCACAAACGCGGCTGGCGGCACAGCAACAGCGTATCAAGGCAGCAATGGCGGCCAGAGCGGCATTATTCTTGGTGGTGCTGGCGGAGGCGGAAAGGGCGCGGTTGGTACCGGTGGTTCTACAACGTCAGGTGGAAAAGGTGCTGTAGGCTTAGCAAGCTCTATATCTGGCTCATCGGTAACTTATGCGGGTGGTGGTTCGGGTGGTTCGTTTACTGGTGGTACTTCAACAGCGCCCGACGCGGGTGGTGGTGGCACAGGCGGTAACGCTGCAAACGGTGGGAATGGTACTGCCAATCTAGGTGGTGGTGGCGGTGGCGCAGGAGATTCGGCAGCCTCAGGCTTTACGGGTGGAACTGGCGGCGATGGTGTCGTAATTATTAGTTACCCTATTTCCTAATAGAATAGAAAATAAACATATGCAATACTATATTTTTAACAGATTAATTGAGGGAAAATGAAATGCCATTACTTCCTGGAAAAGCTAACATTGGGCATAATATTTCTGAGATGGAAAATTCGGGTCATCCACATAACCAAGCGGTGGCTGCAGCTTTGAATGAAGCTAGGAAATCAGGGGCTAATATTCCCAGAAAAGGCTATCATGACGTTCATAAAATTCACCATAAACCTAGAGGACACGTAAATGAAAGATAGAAAAGAACACGAAAAAAAAGAAATGAAACATGAAAAAAAAGAAAAAAAAGAAATGAAGACTATAGGTAAAGAAGTTAAGAAAATGGAAAAGCTACATAAGGGGAAATGAAATGTTTAATCATGATTCAAGACAAGATCAATTGGCTGGTGAGCATTTAGAAGGCAAGACTAGAGAAGCAGAAGAAGAGCGCCGAAAGAATCAAAACTTCGGGATGTTTCATGAAGATGCAAATACAAGTCATACCAGATTGCACGAAGAGCACGGAAGAGATAGAAACAAATGAGCCCCAAAAAACCCAAGCTTGGATCTGGAGAAAGATTCAAAGAAGTGGAACGCAAGGCTGCAGCATCAGGAGCTAGAGACCCAGGCGCGGTAGCTGCGGCGGCAGGCATTAAAAAGTATGGCGTCAAAAAGATGGAAAAAATGGCACATGCAGGCAAAGAAAGGAGAAAATGATGTCAAGCTCAGATGAATACATGAGACAATATGGCGAAGGCCCAAGACCTCGCGGTGTTGGAGATAATAATCGCCCAAGAGATGTCACGCCACAGATGAAAAATAAAGTGTTTCAGAATGCTGAAGAAATCTTTAATCAACCTGGCAAATCTAATCATGGTGCCATTTATATTAGCGGCACTCATGTTAATGGTGTTCCAGATGATAACGATCGGATTGTTAGTTATGGTCCATTCAGGACTTATTGAGAGGATTAAGAAATGAAAGGTGGAAACTTTTTCAATGGCAATCACGCCCCATCGCCAGCTCATACCATGGAAAAAACATGCTATCAAGGAAGAATGGGTGTAACTGCCACAAAAACAACCTATGTTGCTTTTAAAGATTCTATGGAAGATGGAGAGCGTAAGATGGCTGAAGATCATTCGATGAACTACACGCCCATTAATAATCGTGAACCTACACCTCAAGAAAAGGGCCATGCTTCAGAGCAAAGTACGATGGGTGGTTTTGAAAACAAATTTAAGTACTAGAATGAAGTGGCGAATTGTTATCATAGCAATGTTTTGCACTATGTGGGTGTGTTTAGCTTTAAAATGCATATGGCAAGCGGCCCTAACTTAAAGGATAAGATTAGATTGAGTGCGTTATTAATAGCGATTACATTTTTTGCGGTCATTGGGATTGGTTCGGCTGTAATTTTGGGTCCAAAAAATCAAATTACAGAAGATATTGAAGTTATAGAAGAAGATTTGCTTGAAATGGAAATTGGCGTGGTGCCGCATCCTATAGCTCACCACGGCCCCAACAAATAGCTACTTTGGTGCTTTTGAATATTCTTGCATCAGATTAGCTGCCATTTTGATGAAATCATTTGAGGCAGCAAGACATCCTTCTACATATCCTGACTGCTTTGAGCAATTTGCAAATGCATCGATGCTGGCTTTGATTAGTTCTATGTGGTCGTCAAAACCTTTGATATCAAATTCAGGAATATCTTTGATCATTTGTTGAAGCTGAGAAAACCTATCTTTAATTTCTTGGGTTTTAACCATGCTTAATTGGCTTGGGTTTAACTGCATAAATTCTCCTTAATTATTATTTTAACACTTTTAGTTTTATCCGAATCAGAAAGGGATATTATCTTCATAGTCAGCATATTCATCTGTCGTCGGTTGACCGCTCGGCTTAGGCGGTGGATTATCTCCGCTAGTAGCATTACCTTCAGATTTTGATCCGAGCATTTGCATTGAATTGGCAATGATACTTGTAGAATAGTGCTTAATTCCATCCTTTTCATAGGTTTGATTATCGATTTTTCCTTCCACATAAACTTTCATCCCTTTTGTAAGGTACTGTCGAGCAATATCAGCAAGCTTAGAAAAGAAAACCACGTTATGCCACGTGGTTTTCTCGTTCTTTGATCCATCTTGCCCTGTAAACTTTTCTGATGTGGCAATGCTAATTTTTACGAACTTATCTTTTTTTTCGACAAAACCAATATTGCCGATGATCATTGCTTTATTTAACCCGCTCATATCATCCCTATGCTAGACTGCTAGCCAACACTAAAATATTAAAGCCCACCACAATGATAAGTGGTGAGCAAACTATAGGCCATGACCAGTTTATTTTTCCTTTAACCTTAAGGGTTAAGAATACGAAAAATATAATTAAAAACATTATGACGCCTTTTTACCTGCTACGAATGTTAAAAACTCTACTTGTTCAGGGTTAAGGCGCTTCATAAGCTCGCGCTTTTCTCTGTCGCTGTACTCGTCGATTATTTCCTTAGCTGCGAGCAAGTCTATATCAACGCGGTGCTTTTCCAACAGTTCAAGATCTGCGTCTAGGTTGCGCGCCGGCTTGCCGCTCGTGAGCCACTCTCTAAGCGTCTCTCCCGTCTTGACCGTTACTTTCTCTACGCAACCCTCAAAAAGGCCCGTACGGTCCTTGGAAACGCTAAAATTGTGCCCCATGTCGCAATCGAAGACCGTTGTAAACTCGTATTCCATTCCATCGCGCTGAATTGGAGCCAATCCAACCTTCTTTGGGGCGGTCTTACCTCGGTCGTTAATCTCTGTAATGTAATCCTGCTTACTTCTCATTGTTACGATTAGATGCGTGTCCGAATGAACCATTTTAGATTTAAACTTTTCCTGTTCCTTTGTGATAGAGCCCCAGTTCGTATAAGAATTTCCGCCTCGGGTATCTAAAGCTGATTTCTTTTCGAGCAAACCGCCCTCACCAGCCCAAGCATGAGAAATAGAATCTATAATAATTACATCGTATTTCTCTTTTTGACCAAGTTCTAAAGCCTTTAGATATTTATCAATTGTGTATGGGGCTTCTATTTCCAAAACGTCAAAATTAATACCAGCCGTTAATTGATGGTCAGCATATAGATTTGAACTACCGTCCTCGGAATCAATAACAAGAATTCTACCTTCCGGACATAACCCTTTAGCCAATAATAGTGAACTCATCGTTTTACCAGCCCCAGAGGGGCCGGTAATTGCTAGTTTAATTTTAACTGATTTTCTTTGAGCTTTTTGAATCTTCATATTAATATACCTCTACCCATTCGCCTGATTCATTGAATTGAAATTCAAGGGAATTTCCCTCTATTTCGCAAAATCCAATTTCGTCCTGATAAGGGCATTGAGGCAAGTAACTGTTTTGCAATTCTTCATCTTCGTTAAACATTTTGCTCACTCCTTTTGTGTTAGCCTCACCAGAATAGCAAATAATTATGCATGACACAAGATTTGTCATTTTGTTTTTAATGTGTATAATAGCGTTTTGATTAAAGGAGAATTAAATAATAATGAAGCGCGGATACCATAGAGCTTCTGGCCCTTTGAGAACGTGTACAGTCACGTTTAGGGTTCCTTTTGATATAAATGAAAAGCTCAATGAAATAGCTAGAAATCGAGGCATTAGCCGAACACAGGTTGTAGAAGAGATTTTTGACCCAGCATTTGAAAAGGTAATAAAAAATGAAAAGATCGATCAGTGATGAATTAAGAGAGCATGTTAGGCGCCATTTAGAAAAGATAGAAAAACCTCAGATTGATGTTATTCGATCTAGTGAGGCTATTTTTGTCGGTGCTTTCATGGCCGGAAATAATGTTAAAGATGCACTAGGAGATGATCGGAAACTACCAGAAGGCGCGCTATTTATTGAGGCATGCATCAATGCTATTGGTGAATTAACCTCGCATATAGTCGAACAATCAAATGACGATGTTCATGATGAAATTTTTGCAGAAATCAAAGGTCAGGTATCAAGAGGGATGAAGGCGGGTGAAAGGCGCAAAACCCAAACAAAACAAATCCGTGTCGAATGTGACAGCAAAGAAGAGGCTGAAAAGATTGAAAGAATTTTAAATGAGATATTGAAAAAGCTTTGACATAAAAAAGCCGTGGTTCCAGGGATGGAGGCACGGCTTAGTACTAACAAACAAATCGGAGTTTACTCTATGAAAAACAACCACAGCTCTGGTTGAATTTGCACTATAGACTCACATTTGATGTATTTGCAATAGATCTTTTACTTTTAGTGGTATAGGATCGCGGAAATTTTTAGTTTTAACTTCGACGCTTACTTATCTGTCTACGGATTTAGCCATCCTCAGTAAAGTAAGCGCCCTATCACAGGACAGCGATATGAAGCGAATTATCCAGACTCAAGAGCCTTCCGTCAATACCCCCAGAACTAACTTTTTTCAATCTTACGATCTACACTGTTTTCCTGATTTCGAATCACAGGGATGTAGTTGTGATTCGCGTATTGTTCAAAACAAGGACGTGCTCCTATGCAATTAAACTTACCTAATGTTCTTTCAGATATTTCCAAGAAAAAAGGAAGGTTACCTGACAAAATTTTCCAAGATGCAAATCAACATAAAATAATGTGGGTCAAAGCTGCCACCATCGAATGCAAACTTAGACTTAACGAGCCAGTCGTCTTAGAGGCTTTGGCATTTCTTACCGATCCCAGGATGGGGATTGGCAAGCCGTCCATAGCCACCATCATGGAAAGAATTTTGGATAAGAAAGGAACCTATCTTTCTTATAATGCTGTCCAAGGAATACTGAAGCGCCTTGAATTTAAAGGCGCGATTGGTTCTATAGCGGGAAAATATAAGAATGGTTGGCGCGAAACTAACACATTTAAACTTATTGGCTTCGAATATAAGTTAGCAAACAATTCTCCAGATTCTGGGACAGGTATTAACCTTCTTGATCCAGTATTAACTACCATACCAAGTAATGAGATCTATAGGGATAGTGAGTCACGAAACAAAGGTGGTAATTTTGATTTCATGATGGAAGAGAGAATTAAGGCGCTCCCCGAGTCGATAAAGATTCAAGCTAGAGAGGAAATGCTAGCTGCATTGCAAAAGCAATCAATCACATATAAGGTATCTTACCTAAACAAAATAATTGCTAGACTACTTAAAAACCCACAAACCACGGGGGAACCTATGGCGACCAACAAGGCAAGTTTTTTTGAAAATGCATTAGAAGCCCAAACCTCAAGAGAAAAGGCTGTAGCGCTCGCCACAGAGCGAATGAAGGCAGAAGGATGCTTTTATCCTATCCATACAACACAAGCCGCTGGAGATTATTTGGATGAGTTAAATGCTTATGGAGCAAAACATAGCAAATATGTGGTTGAATTTATGCGCCAACCCTCTGGCTCTAGACCGCTTGAGCTTGATAACGTGAAGCTTCTCAAGCCTGTAAACCAATGGGGAAGACCTTACTACGATGACTGACATAAAAGAGAATATATTTTTTGCCCTAGCAAAAATCAAATCAACATTAGGGGATAAATATTTCCAAAAAACACATAAAGAATTTGAAGCGGCATTTCTTAGAACTGGAGATAGCAAAAGCAAAGATTGTTTAGATATTGGCAGAAAAATACTTAAAGACTTCGCAGATAAAATTATACCATTATCGAAGGATCGAGAATGAATCCAGACCGTCAAAGAACTATCGAGCTTACGCTTAGAAAGCTTGAAGAAAGGGTTAATACCTTATTGACCAAATGTGACTCGAAAGAAGAGGCTACATTTGCAATATGCGCACTTGCACAGGATATGATTCGAAAGTTTTATTTTTGTGTAAATACATTCATTGGGCAGCAAGAAGCTAAAGCAGCTATCAAAGTAGCGCTAGACTGCGTATTGTTAGATTACGGAATGTCTGTGGTTATACATGAGTTCAAACAATGAACATCACAAAGCTCACCATGAGCGAAGAGTATCATTCAGTTTACGAATCCTGTATTACCTTTATGATGGATGCTTTGACAGAATATGTGCGCTGTATACCAATCAGGATTGATGAGATTGAGATTGAGAAAGATTTGCGTAAAATATTGATGAAGAATATTTTAATTGAAAACGAATGATAGAGTTTTAAGAAAGTTAATGCTGAAGGCTTTTATACGTACATGCTTAGCTAGAAAAAAGGTAAGGTGCGCTATTGAGGGATGCAGCATTAGGACTCTTTCAACTGACTTAATGCGTACTCAATAGCGCACATGGAAATATAACACAAGGATAGGTGGAATCAACGATGAGCCTTAGAACGCAAAGACTATTAAGTGCTATGAAAGGGATTGAAGAAGATCTAAGGTATCACATCAGGCCCTGTGATGGCGTCTCAGAGAAGCTGAGCGACGATAGCTATATCGAATTTCTAGAAGAGGTTATTGATTTATGCATGGTTATTACAAGAACATGCGATAAGCTGATTGATAATTATGAGGATAAAACATGAGTTATTCTGAAATGTTTTTATTATTTTCTGTTACATGTGTGGCTGTTTTATATTTTCGAGCCATATATTTAAAAAATCCAGTTGTACAAATGCCCATAGTTAAATACGGGCTTCCTTTGCTGACCTTTCTTTTGATAACGCCGATACTTATTGGTTAGGATCGTAAGGGTGATTGTGCTCCCAGGCCCATTCGCCTAGGTTGTGACCCCATTCATTGCAGACTTCATGATTCTCGTGAATTATTTTAGGCAGCGTTATGATTGTGATAATTGCTATTAAAGCCGGTAAAAATCCGCCTGAAACTTCATTTATCTCTATTTTGTTCATTAATCTCACAAATATCCCTCTCGTCACATTTACAAAAAAATAAATTTCTTACTGTATCTCTAATCTCATCTTCATCAAATTCAATGCCAACATCTTTTATTTGTCTTAGCAAGATCTCCTGAACCATTACAACGACTAAAGCCTTTGTTATCATTTTTGTTTCTAGTAAGTCATTCATACTTTATTACGTAATATGTAATATTACGATATTCTCCTATAATTTAGACAAATAGATCATGAGTTTTATTACTTGCGATAATCAACGTTATCGAAAGTTAAATTATTGAAAGAACTTTCACTTCTGTACCGACCCAAGTGCCGTCATCTTTTGGATGAAGTATGTATTGTGTTTCTCTTCTCACATTTATGACAACCCCACATTCACCGTCACCATCGTGACAAAAAATCTCTTCATCATCAGGATACTTTTTGAGTAATTCTTGTAACTCTTTGTTGGTCATTCTTGTTTTTCTCTTTCTGTTTCCAATTTTATAAACTCACTTTCTATATGCCACGGGCATTTATAAATGCTTGCTTTGCAAATGTTATCGATAGTAATTAATAGTAAATTTTTTCATGACCTGATTCGTTGGGTATCAATAAAATATGATCTTTCAAAACGGCAGCCTGAAATACTTCATTAACACTTAATAAATTACCAAAGTTCCAATGATATTCGTCCCAACAAAATTTAACAGGTAACCCATCAGGATACTGTTTAAGTAATTCTTGTAACTCTTTATTGGTCATATCATATTTGCCCCATAACTTTTCATATTTTCTATATATCCGCATAACTTAATGGCTACATCCATAGGATTGTCGGCTATATGTTTGTCATCAAATTCAAATACTTTAAAAGGGAAAAATATTTCTACGCTATCTTTTCCTTTAGATCTAAAAAAACAAACATTAGCGCCATACAATCTAAAATAACCATGATCATTCATCAAAAGCGTTTTTATTAAAGCATCTTCTATGCTCATATAAGTTGTTGACTCTGAATTCATTCTTTTTCCTCATGAAGAAATCTAATATTACTCGCAGACATTGTTAATAGGATAAGCTTATCTTCTGCAATGTATTCTGCCCATGCTTTATCTAGCTGAAGTTCGTTAGTTTCGCCATCCACATGGATATTAATTTTAGAATCAGGAGGATACTTTTTGAGTTCTTCGATTAGTTCTGAGGCTGTCATTCGTATTTCACCATTGCTTGATATAGATGATTGTGCCCCAAAGAACTATTATAGGAACATATACCGCCCTGCGGATACCATCCTTCTTTTATTAAAATATCAATACGATATGTTGAAATATTTCCATAAGAGTCTTGAGCTGAAACGATTTGATAATCAATTATTTTTTTATTCATATTTCACCATAGCCTGACAAAGCTCTGGCCTTAAATGTGAATCTTCTTTATGTGTGAAGGGGCCATAGTATAAACAATAACCCACCTCAGAATATTCGCGAATTAATTGAGATAGAACAGTCCTTTCCCTGGCGGCAATTACAATGTAATCACTTATTTTTTTTGGTTCCCTAAATTGTTTTAAACCATCTATTATGAAATACCAATCTTCAGGATGTCCGTTCATTTGCAAAGATCCTTATACATATATTCATACTTTTTTAATTCTTTATATTCTTCAGATTGATAAAATTGTTGCATTCCATATATTTCCCCGGCGTTAAAACCATGCTCTGCGCATATCATTAAAGTTTGTTCTAATTTTAATGAGTCTTGCACACTAAAGCGATCTTTTAGGGTAGAGAGAGCTTTAATAATTACATTTCTAAGATTATTTAGGTGTTCTTCGCGAGTCATTTTTTCCTCGATAATTTTTCACATAGCAAAAAGCCCACGGTAAAACCTACCGTGAGCCCTATTAAGAAACAGATTAATAATTTTTCAGAATCGATCCACATTACATACCATCATAATGCTTAACAGGCATTTTCATTCTTTGCCCTATTGTTAACTTGACGCGCTTAAATTCTCCGCATTGGAGTTTTTTGAATACTTCGATATCACCCATATCTCTTAAGATATCCTTATGTATTATTGCGCATGTCTTTATTTCAATGATCGTTTCTATTAGATGGTTCATTTGATATTGCTCCTTTTGTGTTAGCAAATGCAGAATATCAATTAATAAAAGTTTTGTCAATCCGCTAATGTATAGAAAAATAAGAAAATCTATACATGTCCAATCGCTTATGTATAGAAAATGGACTTTTATCGGTTGCTAATATATCTTATCTACATGGCTCAAGGAGAGAGGCATGACTAAGTCAGATAGCCAAAGAAAGAGATCTTATCCCGTCGGTAGAAACCTGCGAGGATCAAAAGAGATGGAAGCGGAAAGGATGTCCATTTATGAAGAATTGCGATGTGAAAGAATTTTGAGAATCCAAGAATGCTGCGACAAAATTAACAAGAAAATACTTAAATCAAAAAGGGGGAAGCTTAGTATTTTTAGCGACGGAAGAAAAGTGGCGAAAAGAATTAAGAAGTATTACCAAGATTAAGATCATAGAATGAAGATTTTAAATAGACTTAGGGCTGCTAATGGCTACATATGATAAATATGGAAACTTAAAAACAGTTAATGAAAAAACCACAACAAAGTACGATGCGGAAGCGCCTGAAAGATATTTAGCCCTTTGCAGGGAGGGTGGAAGCGTTCCAGAATTTTGCCGTAATGAGATGATATGCAGGCGCACTTTAGATGCATGGTGTGAAAATTATCCTGAAATGAAACAAGCGAAAGAATTGGGCAAAGTAATAGCGGAGGGATGGTGGATAGAACAGGCAAGAAATAATCTTGTAACGCATTCTTCTAAAGAATATGGCACAACAAAATTCGACACGAATTTATATAAGTTTATTGCTGGCGGTCGCTTTGGTCACACAGGCGATAAAAATATTGACGATCGTCTCACGGCTTTAGAAAATGAAGTGCGAGCACCCCAAACTTTAACTACAGTTGATGCACACGCAGAAAGAGCAGAATGCGAAAGTGAGACAAAAGACTAATGGATGACGAGTTTAAAAAGTTTTTGTTTAGGTATATAGAAAAACAAATAGATTATTATTCTGAAATGAGCCATTTTTTTTTAAATAGTATAGATGACGATGATTTTTATAAAAACGGATATTATTTGCTGATGGGCATAGAAAAAGGTCTTAATGATATAAAGTATAGTGTAAAACGTATGGCGGGAATGTCTCACGAAGAAATACAAAAGATTTTAACTGATGATACTGAGATTAAGTGACACTACCCGATTACGACCCCAACAGTTTCCTTTATTTGATGCTTTTTTTAATAACGGTATCAAGCATATCATTCGTGTTGCTCATCGTCGTTTCGGTAAAGATTTTGAGGCATTTTCGCTCACTTGGTGTGCAGCCCTCGAAAAGCGAGGAATCTACATCTACTACTTACCCACGATCGGTCAGTCACGCCGAGTTATCTGGGACACAATTGGCGAAGATGGAACGCGTCTTGTCGACCGTATCCCTAAGCGACTCCTTACCAAGCTCAATGGATCAGACCAAACGATCACGCTCCTCAACGGATCGATTATCTACATAACCGGCTCTGACAACTACAAGCGGATGGTTGGTCTCAACGCGACGGGAATTGTTTACTCGGAATATCAAGACACAAACCCCGCCGCTACAGATGCCATGCGTCCGATGGTCACCCGCAACAAGGGCTGGCAAATGTTTATTGGCACACCTCGAGCTTACAACCACTTTGGTCAACTATATGAAATGCAGAAAGATAACCCAGAATGGTTGGTGACATCCCTTACAATTAATGATACGTATGATCATGAAGGGAAACCTATTATCACCGAGGAAGACATAGAGGCGGAAAGACGCAATGGAATGCCGGAAGAGCTTATTCAACAAGAATACTACGGGTCGTGGGATGCCGCGATACGTGGAGCCTACTATAGCAAGCAATTTATTCAGGCAAGAAAAGAAAACAGGATTGGAAATTTTCCGATTAATCCTCAGTTTCCTGTGTACACTGGTGCTGATTTGGGGTTCGATGATCATTTTGCGATTTGGTTTTTCCAACATTACAATGAAAGACTTTTTTTCGTTGGATATTATGAAAACCGAGAACAAGATATTGCCCATTACTGCTCAGTCATGAAGGCAAAACAACGCGAATGGGGATGTAGGTATTCAACTCACTTTGCCCCCCATGATATCGAAGTAAGGGAGCTAGGACCCGGAAAAAGCAGAAAAGCCATTGCGCTTGAAAATGGGATTATGTTTCGTACAGTTCAGAGACCGGCACGAAAGATTCACGGCATTCATGTGGTTAGGCACATGTTTCCTCGCATGCATTTCAACGAGCCTACATGCCGACAAGGATTGAAACATTTAACCGAATATCGCTCAGACTATAATGAGAAAGATGATATATATAGTTTGGAGCCAAAAAGGACCGCAGCCACACACGGATCTGACGCGATGCAAACCGCAATGCTTGGATGGATGAAAGCTTTTGATGATAATGGACTAAAGAAGCAAATTGAGATATCAAACTTATATGGAAGTACATTTTGGGTGTGACTATTATCGCCACCCCCTTTTCTCTCTCTTTTTTCTTGTTGGCAACCATGTATAACCTTTTCTGCATCTTTGATTAATTCTTTGCTCGCTAGATGTGGCCCAGCGACAATTGGATGGCTCATAATTTCCATTGTTATCTATTCTATCTAAAGAATGAAGTGACGAAGGCTTCTCTCCCATGTCAGCAATAAAGTTTTCAAAACTATTAATCCATCTATCGCAAACGGTTATCCCTCTTCCTCCATAATAGAAATATTGACTATAATTAATATTATGACACCTCCTTTTCATTCCTCGCCAAGATTCATATTCTGTTGATACTTTATATCCTACCGTAAATCCGTGCGTAGAAAGGCTATTATGAAAACATCCGCATGATTTTGTGTGGGAGCTTAATACAGATTTGCATAAAGGCTCGGTAATTTTTCCGCATTCACAAACACACCTAAAGCGATATCTTTGTATGTTTGCGTCACGATAAACATCTAATATTGTTAGCTTGTTAAATTTCTTGCCAATTAATGGTAAATATTTTAGTTTGCACTTAGACAATTCTACGTCTCCCTAAAGACTAGATTGTTAGACGAATCTGAGCGGTAACTCAGATTCGTTGATTATATCACGATGATCTGTTTTTAAAAATTTACTTGTGTTAACTTAATTCACACATCAAAATATACGACAAGGATAAGTCAGCTTGCCAGTTTTTTATTACCATCCGCATGATGAAGTCCCCAAACTATTAGCAGAAATGACCGGCGTTAGAGGTTTTCTCTATACAAACCGTGGTGAATTAGAATTCAAACTACAGCAACAGCTAATCGAAGCTGGATATGATATCGACCCACGCTTTCATACTGTGATAGGAACTCTCGCGGGCTCTATTGATTACCACATCCCCCTTAATCCCGATGATGAACTAGATCGCCATACGCTAAAGCTATGCGCTTCTAAAGCTCCTTGGTCATGGATCAAGATTCTAAACGGACCGCGCATGATGATGATATTAGGCTACGTATCATCAGCGGGCTCATCCCCTTACGGAATGGGAGCTATTGAAATGGTTCAAAAAGGATTGGCCGGTAGCGGAGGATTTATTCCGAGGATGCAGTCATGACGGCTTTATTAGGTTCCACGTGTAACCATGAATGGCAGATAAGCTTTTGGCAATATTCCAAAGCAGGTCAAAGAGCAAATTGTTATACCTGCAAATATTGTTTACATACACTAGAGGGTAGAACAGCTATAGAGGCAGCTAAACATGAGCTTCAACGAAAGTATCAAAAACCGTCTTAAGAAACTAACTGACAAGATTTTAGAAGTTAAGAAAGTTCAAATCGCGATTGGTAAAGATAAAAAGCCAATTGATAAGCCAGGGGTTATAATTTTTCACATAGACATATGAGGTGATTCATGAGTCTTTTGCGCAATTTAGGCAAATTATTTAGAACAGGTAAAAGCGCATCTAAAAGAGCCGCTAACCAAGCAAATGCCGCTGCAGCAGAAGCGCAAGCAGCTCGAACAGCTTTAGAGGAAAAAACCAAAAGGGAACGGAAAAAGGCACAAAAATTAGCCGTGCGTGGCTTGCGTTCGCGTCGCGCCGCATCCCATTTCGCCGGGTCTGAAGGCTCGCCATCTTATGGAAGCCCCACAATTGGATAAGAACGTACAGTGGCTACTTAAGCGTCGAAATGCAGCCCTAACCAAAAAGCAAATGTTCGGCAGTCTTTTTCAAAAGGCTTATAGGCTTTCTCAACCCAATCGTAACATGTTCGATATGCGGCCCATCGGCCAGAACCCGAGCACTCATAATGTGCAAGGTATCGATATCGCGTGGTATGTATTTGACCTTACATTAGCTCATGCCACCGATGTATGGGTAAATGAGATTGTTAACTCAATCTGTCCGGCTGGTAAGAATTGGCTTAATTTTGTGGCGGGCGTCGAAGTTCCAGAAGAACAAAAAGAAGAGGTAACGAAAGCCCTTCAAAAAAGAACCAAAACATTCTTTCATTACATACATAAATCAAACTTTCAGCCTATTGTGACAGAATGCTTTTTTGATGTTGCAGTTTCCACGGGATTCATGACAGTCAATGAAGGCCCATCAAATAGTGACCCATTGATATTTTATTCATGCCCACCTGATGCAATCTATGCGGAAGAGGGGCCTTATGGTGTTTATGATAGTTACTTTAGAGACTGGACCAAGCTTAAAGTAGAAATTGCCGAAGTGATGTGGCCTGGGTTCACACGACCTAATCTATTAGAGAAGGATAATCTTGATGAGACGCTTATCACCGTATATGAAATCATGTACTACGATTACAAATCAGAGCTCTGGGAATACCGCGTTATCCATCCGGACAGTTTCACCGTATGTTACAAACGAACCGATAGAACATCAGCTTTTATTGGGTGGCGTGTCAAGAAACTCAGTGGCGAGACGTATGGACGAGGACCGTCCATGGATGCAACCCCAGCCTCGGGCACTATAAACCAAGCTCTTTATGATGAAATAGTTTCGGCGAATTTCCTCGCCTTACCGATGTGGATGGGATTTGAGGATGGTGTTTTCAATCCGAACAACTTCCAAATGATTCCTAACACAATATTAGCCTGCGCTCCTACCGCCTCAGGTACCTGGCCACTCCAGCCAGTTCCGAGCGCAGGAAATATCCAATGGTCTATGTTGATTCTTGATGAATTGAGGCAACAAATCCATGACATCATGCATACAAACCCATTGCCAGCGGTGGACGACCCTAAAGCAACAGCCACGGAAATACTTAAGCGCGATCAAAAAAACGTGGAGAATCGCTCCGCGCAATATTCAAGAATACAACAGGAATTCTTTGGACCCTTCGTTAAGAGAGTAGTTGATATCCTTCGCAAGAAAGGCATATGGGATGATATCGAAGTTAACGGTGAAGTCATTGGAATTGAGTTTGAAACGCCTCTTGTGGCTTCGCAAGGCCAAAAAGATGTCGTTGACATCCTGCAGCACATCCAATTCATTCAGGGATTGTATGGTGCGGAAGTTGCTTCAGCATTCTATCAAACCTCTAAGTTATCTCCTTGGGTTGCTAAGAAGCTTGGGGTAGATTTAGATATGATCAAGGGTGAAAAAGAATTAGAGGCAATAGAAGAAGAAACCGACAAGAAACGTAAAGCTATGGAAGAAGCGCAAGCCAATCAACAGGGAGCACAAGCAGCATGAATGAACCTTTTAGACAACCAGTAAACCCATATGCAAATACACCAAACATCGATGAAGAGAAAAACAAATATCTTCGCAACTTAGATCAAAAGCTACGAGAACAAATCGTAGCTGTATTCGCAAATCCACACGGCATGCAATTACTGGATACGCTAGAAGATTTCTATTTAAGGCAACCCGTCTGCCCTCCTGGGTGTGTTAAGGGTTATGGCTACAAACGAGAGGGGGAAAATAGTTTCATTATCAAACTGCGAGCGATAGTTAATAACGCGCAAAAACCAGTGGTGACTCAATGACAGAAGCTGATAAATATGCACCCGAAGTTTCACATACTGTCGAATTAGCCAACAATCCACCGGTTGAATCTGCTCCACCTACCCATCCAACAAATGAGCCCGAATGGTATATTGATGACAATACGCCCGGCCAAGGAGCTAGACCCGATTGGTTGCCGTCTAAATACAAAAAGGTCTCTGATGCAGCCAAAGCTTATACAGAGCTTGAAAAGAAACTGGGAGCCTTTACGGGCGCACCAGAGTCATACGATGCCGCCTCTCTTGAGTTAGATGCCAGCGATCCCACGTTTCAAGCGCTGTCAGATGTAGCCAAAGAACTCAACATGAGCCCCGATGGATTCAACAAGATGATAGGTCGCTTAGCTAGCATTCAAGAAACCCAAAATGAAATGCATATTGAGAATGAAGTTAAGAAGCTTGGACCCGATGGCGAGCGCATGCTCAAAGAGTATAAAAATTGGGTAAATGATTATGTACCAGCGGCGGAACGCGAAGTCGTCACAGAATGGGTTAAAAATTCAGATGACTTAAAAGCGTTCAATAGGATAATGGCTCACACACACATGAGCAGTGTTCCTACACAAAATAATATGCACATGGCTAATGCTTTCGAGGGCGTGGCAGAGCTAAAAGCTGAAATGAACAAAAATATTGAAAAATTCAAAAGCGATGCTACGTATAGAAAAGATTGGTCATCTAGAATGGAAAGAGCGGTAAAACGCAGCAGCTAGTTGATCAAAAAAAATACATAGTGTAGGCTATCCTCAAATGCACCCTTAACCGGATACTGCATCAGTATTAAAGCTGGTTGACGATACTAGTAATACCGTCCTATGAGAAACCAACTGTGGAAACGAGAGTTTTTATTAGTTGGAGGTATCCAAATGGATATTACATTAGTCAAACAGATAGAATATGATGCTTACGTTCATGCCGTGTTTCAAAGCACCGGCGGTCTTTTAGATGGTACGTTCCGTGAGCGTACCGGCGTTATTGGTAACGTCGAACAATTCAGAAAATCACAACAAATCGTGGCCACACAAAAGGCAGCTCAAGCAGCCTTGAACCCATTAAACATGGTGTTCGATCCTGTTCTAGCCACCCTAAATCCTTGGTCAGCTCCTGATTTCGTCAACATATTTGAAGAAACAGACATTAACTTTGCACCCGCTCGTGAAGTTGCTGACGGATGCGTGAAAGCCATTAAGCGTCGTCGCGATCAAATCAGAATTGATGCTCTTGCCGCGTCTGCTACTGCAAACGTTATTGCTGATGGTGGTACCGGATTTACATTTGTTAAATTCGAAGAAGCTATATTCTTCTTAGCTGAAAACTCAGCAGGCCGAGGAATGGTAACTTGCGCAATCTCTGCGGCAGGACAACGTCAGCTGATGTCTGAAGAGAAAATCACTAACCAATTTTATGTTAATTACAAACCAATCGCAGGCTCAGGCTTAGATGGCGCTGTAATTCAAAACGTTAAATTCGTTCTAATTCCTAATATGCTTGAGGGCGGATTGCCAGTTAATGGTGATATTCGCACATGCTTTATGTGGAATTGGGAAGCGGTTGGTCATGCTGAATCAGAACTTCAAAGAACCGATATGCAATGGCAGGGTCTTTATGAATGCTGGTTAATCAATTGCAGAATCAAAGCTGGCGCTGTCGCTGTCGATGACACCGGTATCGTCAAAATTAACATTGACGAAACAGCGTAAGGGGAATAATCATGGTTTACGATCCAAACAAAATGCAAGGATGGTCAGAGGGCCGAAATGTTACGGGTAATAACTTTTGGAATTACTCTGATACAGCTACTCCTATCGCAACGCTAGTTGCTGCAAACTTTTTCGACCCTGTTAATGAAGGCAATCCAAGCCCTCTTATGAGGATTGGCGATTTAATCTGGCTTGTCGCAAGTGATGTCCTAGATGGTGAGCTTGCTCAAGTTACCGCAATTGCACCGCACGTTACGATTGCTGTTTTTGATGCCATTTTGGGCGTCGGCGCTGTAGGTAATGCTAACCTAGCGGCGAATGCGGTGACTACAGATAAAATTCTTGATGGCACAATTTTAGCCGCTGATATTGCGGCACATGTGCTAGATAGTTCTGTGTTGGCATTGAATACTATTCAATACGTGCAAGTTCCCGTTACAGCAGCCCAATTCGCGGCCGCATATGGCGCCCCTTTTATCATGATCGCAGCTCCAGGTGCTAACAAAATTATTGTTATCGACGAAGTTATGATCGAGATGGAATTTGTTGCCGCACAATATACCGCTGGTGGTGCGACTGCATTGCAATACGATAATACTGTCCATGGCGCCGGAGTATTGGCTACTGCGACTGTTGATGGCGCAACAGTTGATGGGTGGGCAGCAGATACTAACCATGTGTTACAAGGCGCTCTCTCAAGCGGCCCTAATGCAACTACAGCAAATAAAGGTATTTATTTGTCGAATGATACAGCGGCATTCGCTACTGGTGATTCGACCTTTAATATTAATATTTGGTATCACGTAGTTAGCGTAACCGCGTAAAGATTTGACCGTCAAAACTCCCTTTTGACGGTCATTTTTTAGGAGATTAAATGCCCACAGGAATACCGCACGACGAAACTCAGGTTGTTTCTACAGCACTTTCATTGCTGGGCTTTCCTTTAATTGAATCTATCGCATCTGGCGGCCCCGCCGCTGCGGCTTTAGACAATTTATATGATTTAACGTTGGCCGCTGATTTAAGCTCGCCTAACTGGCGCTTTGCGACTAAGGTCGCATATCTTGCACAAATAGCGGGTGTTAATCCAAATTTTAAATATTTCAATGTAGCCTATCAAATTCCTCCTGACTGCCTAGCAATTTGGCAGGTATGGCCTAATGTGCCATACGAAGTATTCGGAGAACAAATATGGACAGTGGGAACACCAAGCCCTGTATTGGCTCCCCCTCCTTCTCATTTTGCACCGGGTCCAGGTCCTCAGCTGCAGGTTCAATATAGGGCAGTCGTTACGCCTGCCAAGCTACCACCAGCTTACGTAATGTACTTTACCTATTTGCTAGCTCTAACTGCAGCTCCTGGCATTACTGACGATCCAAAAATAC